CTACATCTACTGTCACACGGCTCCCAATGGCAAACGTTATATCGGGCAGACATGTGCAAATAATCCCGAGCGAAGGTGGGGGAAGGGTTACAAGAACTGCCATCGTATGGAGCACGCGATTGAAAAGTATGGATGGGAGAATTTCGAACATTCCGTACTCATGATTTGTCATTCAAAGCAGATGGCAGACCTTCTTGAAACCAAACTAATCGCCTTCTTTGATACAACCAATCCGAACAGGGGATACAACATCCTTGGCGGAGGTGGTGGTCGTATTGATTTTAGTCCGTCCGAGGAGACTAGGCGAAAAATTAGCAAATCTCTGACTGGACGAAAGAGACAAATACCGAACGCCGAAGTTAGACGACGGATGAGTGAGGCCCAGAAAAAGGCTTATGCCAATGGGTCAAGGCGACGTCTTAATGAGCTTCCCAAAGAAAGTCAAGACTGCATAAGAGATGTTCTTCGGAGAGAGGCGGCGAAGAAACGGCGTCCTGTTGTCCAATTCGATTTGGATGGAAGTCAAGTCGCCATATACCCAAGCGTTGCTGAGGCATGTAGAGCAACAGGCACATTTCAAAGCGGATTGATTCTCTGCTGCCAAGGTCGTCATAGAAAAGCAAACGGGTTCACTTGGCGATACCAAGACCAACCTGAAACATTTCCGAGTCCCGTTGAGGGGCTTTTTTCTTAGCGAAGGAGGCAGCATGCCCGCCAAACCGAAGGAAAGGCAATACCGCTCGCTGCTCACGCCTCTCGCTCCTGTCTCTCAGGGCGCCGAGAAGCGTTTCGACAGCGAATACTACGTGGAAGGCTACGCCTCCACCTTCAACGACCCGTATTTCCTCTACACGTCGCTTTCAGGCTATGACGTGTACGAGGTCATCGACCCCGACGCCTTTCGCGATTGCGACATGTCGGACGTTATTTTCCAGTTCGACCACAACGGGCGCGTATATGCCCGCATGAGCAACAACACGCTCCTCGTGGAGCCGCAGTTGCACGGGCTGTTCATGGCAGGCGACCTTGGCAGCACCAGCAGCTCGCGCTCCATCTATGAGGACATCGACGCGGGGCTCATCACCCGCATGTCGTGGGCGTTCGACCCTGATTGGGACTCCATCGAGTACGTGTACGACGAGGACGAGCACAAGCTTACGTCCATCATCCATCGGGTCAAGCGTATCTATGACGTTTCCTGCGTCAGCCTTCCAGCTGACCCCAACACAGAGATTAGCGCGCGTTCCTGTTTTGACGGAGCGATCAAGAGGATTGAGGCGGAGCGACTTCAAAGCGTGCTAGAGGCCCAGAAAGCCACCGAGCTTAGACGTAAGCGCATGGCGATGAGGGCCAAGGCAATCCAGCTACAGAAGTAAGGAGGATTCGGATGAATATTTCCGAGTTCACCCCCATGGGCGCCGTCGAGCTGCGCCGCATGGATGGCGAGGCATACGTTGCCCGCCGCGCCGAGGTTCTTGACCTCTCCGCAAACCTGCCCGAGGACGCGACCCTTGAGCAGATGGAGTCCATCGACTCCGAGATGAACCTGTACAAGGCCGAGGACGAGCGCCGTGCCAACATCGCGGCCCTGAACGCCGAGAAGCGTCAGCTCGTCATCAACGGTGGCGGCAAGACCGTCGAATCCGTTGCCACCGCCGCTGTCAACACCCCTAACGAGGAGGTCGATATGCCCGCACAGCAGGCACGCTCGCTCGGCGAGCATTTCGTCAACCATCTCAAGCGCGAGGGACACGCCAAGTCCTTCCACGTCGTTGCCGCGCCGTTCAATCGCGCCGCCACCGACGTGCAGGGCACCCCGGCGGTTGCACAGGCCACTCAGGCCATCACCACCTACGACACCAGCGTCATCGAGGGCGTCCGCGAGTCCATGGGCGTCCTGAACCTGCTTGGCCGCGAGACAATCGAGGGCAACACCCTCGTGTACTTCGTTGAGGGCGCAATGGAGGGCACCATCTCCGACTCCATCGCCGAGGGCGCCGCGAAGTCCCGCATCCACTTCGCCGACCCGACCCCCACGACCGTGACGCTTGAGAAGATTGCGGCCTACATCAAGGAGTCCGACGAGTACATCGATGACTACGGCTACCTCGCCAGCGCCATCAATGGCCGTTTGCTCTACGAGCTCAACATGGTCCGTCAGGCCAAGGTCATTTCTGGGCTTCTCGCCACCTCCGGCATCCAGACCATCGGCGGCACCACCGCAGTCACTCGCACGGCGGTCGCCATCGCCGACGAGATTGCCAACGCAATCGCCAACACCGTTGAGCAGTCTGGCCGTCCGGCCAACGCCATCGTCATGACCCCAGCCATCTGGAAGATTCTGCGCATCGGCAAGAATCAGGTGAACGACTACTACGGCGGCGGCTACTTTGAGCCCCTGCACGGCGAGAGCATCTGGAACCTCCCCATCGTCCTGTCCAACCAGCTCACTGCCAACCACGTGGTCGTCGGCGCGTTTGACACTTGCGCGTCTCTGGTCACCAAGGCCGATGGCGTCACCGTCGAGGCAACCAACACCGATCAGGACGACTTCATCAAGAACCTCATGACCGTGCGTGCCGAGTGCCGCGAAAAGCTCGCCGTTCGTCGCCCTGCTGGCTTCGTTGACATCACCGTGGCGGCTTCGTAATGCTGCGCACCTACAGGTGGCGCGGCGTCTTCTGGCGGTTCGAGGACGGGAAGGCTCCCGAGGGAGCTGTCCTTGTCGAGGCCGTCCAACCCGTGACCCCGGAGACGCCGAAGAAGGCGCCAGCGAAGCGCACGACCCGCGCTAGGAAGCCCAAGACACAAGAATAGGTGGTGGTAGTCGTGTCACTGCTCGAAGACGTGAAGGTTGCGCTGAGGGTGGGGCACGACGCCACCGACTCCGAGGTTAACGACCTCATCGCCGCCGCGATATTCGACATGGCGAACAAGGGCGTGTCGGTCACGTGGCTCGGCACCGACCCCATGGACACGTCGTTCTCAATCTACGACGTTGACGAGGGCACGCTGCCCGTCATGGCCAAGCGCGCCATCATCACGTACGCCAAGGCCAACTACGGCTACGACAATGACGACGCTGAGCGACTTACCAAGTCCTACGACTCCATGGTGTGCTCTCTGCTCAACAGCCGCTTCAACGCCGTCTACGAGGGCGAGGAGGTGAGCGACGGTGCGCTGGGACTCGGTAATTCTGCTCCGTGACATCGAGACCGAGATGGTCATTGACGACGAGGGCAACGAGGTCGAGGGCGAGCCGATTGACACGCAGGTGTTCTGCAACGTCCGCAACATCGGCTTCGAGACGTGGGCGACCGCCGCACAACTCGGGCTCAAGCCGGAGCTGCAAGTCGAGGTTCGCACCATCGACTATGCTGGCCAGTCACAGGCCGTCTACCAAGGCCGAGAGTACGACCTGAGCTATTCCAGCACGCGCGGCGACAACACCATCCTCACCTACGCCACCCACGCGAGGAACGACAATGGGTAGGCACATGTGGGTCGAGGACGACGAGTTCGCCGCAGCCATGTCCGACATATTCGGTGACATCGTGGACGCGGCTGACGAGGCCGTGTTCCAGTGCGTCCATGACGCGCTCTCCGAGGGCCGTGACGAGTGGCGGCGTGGTGCCAGCAGTTACGGCTGGAAGTACGCCAAGGCGGTCACCTTCCGCTCGCTGCGCCTGAAACATGGCGTCGAGGGCCACATCTACTCGCGCAAGCCCGGTCTCCCGCACCTGCTTGAGAAGGGCCACGCGAAGATCGGCGGCGGTCGCACGAGGGCCTACCCGCACGTCAAGCCAGCGGCAGAGCATGCGTTCGAGTTCGCGCGCGAGCACCTGCCAGAGTACATAGCGAGGGAGCTGCGATGAGCGCGAAGTCGGAAGTGTACGCGGCGCTCATCGCTACCGGGATACCCGGTCGGCAGGACGCCTACCCCGTTGGGAAGTCCCCGGCGCCGCCCTTCTTCGTCTACACGGTCGAGTCCGCAGGTGGCTTCATCGCAGACGGAACCGTATACGCGGCCCTGCCGCGATTCCACGTCGAGCTGTTCGAGAAGGTGTCCAATCCCGACACCGAGGCGCTGGTGAGGGAAGCGATTCTCTCTCTCGGTTGCGTCCCCGACGAGACGGGCATCTGGTCCGAGTCGGAGGTCTGCCACATCGAGCAGTTCGACTTCACGTATCACAACAGACAAGAATAGGAGGCCATCATGGCCGAGCTCTCCAAGGTCCGCTTCGGACTCTCCAAGGCGTACTACGCTGTCATTACCGATAACACGTACGGTACGCCTGTGGCCCTTCCCGGCGCCGTAAGCCTGTCCCTCAACCGCGAGGGCAGCGACCCCGAGAAGTTCTGGGCCGACAACATCGCCTACTACGTGGCACCTGCCGTAAACGGCGGCTACACCGGCACCCTGACGCTCGCCAACGTGCCGCAGTCCTTCATGGTCGACGTCCTCGGCTACATCGTTGACGACAACGGCATGCTCGTTGAGGTCTCCGACGCCGCCACCAAGTCCTTCGCCCTCATGTACGAGGTCGAGGGCGACGCCGACCAGAAGCGCTACGTCTTCTTCAACTGCACCGCACAGCGCGTCGCCGCTGGCGCCAACACCAAGTCCGACTCCACCACCCCCGACACGCAGGATTTGGAGTTCACCGCAATCGGAAAGGACTTCACCCTCGCTGGCAAGACCGAGAACGTCGTCAAGGGCTCTGCCGTCACCGCAGACACCGCGTTCTCTACGTGGTACACGGCTGTGCCGACCCCGACCAAGACCGCGTAGGTCTGAACCCACATCCGTAGTCAATCGTTAGAGACGGCCCCGTTGCGCATCCTGTCACTGCGCTTCGGGGCCTCTCGTCTACTTCGACACAGACAGGAGTGCCGACAATGCTCATTAAGTACAAGAACGCAACTGGACGCGGCCTTCACAACCCCCTTCGCTACGGGGACGGTGACGACGTTCACGTGGCCGTCTGCTCGGTGTACGCAATCAAGCTCTACGAGCAGACCTTCATCGAAGACCCGTCGTCCAAGCACCACTCGCTCATCAACGACGTGATGGACACCGGCGACGACGGCGAGGGCACCTTCTCCGCGCTCGTCGGCATCGATTGGGACGCCGACATGCGCGCGACGTGGGCGATGCTCCGCTCCGGCGACGTGGCCGGACTGAACAGCGGCGTCGAGCCCATCCCGTCCTACAGCGAGTTCATCGAGGCGCACGCGGCTGACATCATCGACTTCTCTGACCTCCACGCGTGCGTGTCTCGCGAGATTGACGCCACCTTTCGTACCCTTTCCGCCAGACTCGCTAAGGCAGGACGAGAAGCGGCAGGGAAGTAGCGACACCGAGCCGTCGCGGCTCCACTACTCACAAGTGTGGGTGGCCGCGTTGAAGCTGGGGTACTCGCGTCACGAGCTCGCGACGATACCGTACGGCGAGGTCATTTTCGACCTTGCGGCGATGAACGAGGGCAGGGCAACCAAAAAGGAAAAGAACCCCGACGTGGACGTTAGGAACGCCACGCAGGAGGACATACGAACGATGCTTGGGTAGGTGGTTCGCATGGCGGAGTACGCCGGTCTTGAGATTCGCATTGGTGGCAACACCACCAAGCTCACAAACGCCCTCAAGGCGTCAACAAAGAGCGCTGCCGAGCTGCAGAGCCGCATCAGGCAGGTTACAAGGGCCATGCAGTTTGACCCGACGAGCCTCAAGAACGTCGAGACGCGCATCAAGATCACGGGCGACCGCATGCAGTCCCTGCAGTCCAAGGCGCAGATTACCAGAGACGCCATGGAGCAGCTTGGCGATAGCATCGTCACGCTCGGCGGCAAGGAGAGGCACGTCAAGGACATTGCCAGCGAGACCGAGAACCTTTCCCTCAAGGCCAAGCAGGCCGACGAGCGGTACAACCAGCTCACTGGCACGCTCGCGAAGATTTACGAGGCTTGGAACAAGGTCTCGCGCAGCAAGGGTGCTGACGCCCTCATGGAACAGCTCGGTTTCACGCAGGCCGAAGCTGACTATTTGATGAGAAGCACGACAACTCTGAGAGACTTCAACGCGGAGATGCGAAGGGAGCAGGAACTAAGGTCTTCGATTGGTTACAACGGCAACAAGCCGCTCATTAGTGACGCAGACATCGAGAACATCAGGAAGTTCAAGGAGCTCAACTTCCATGCCATGTTCGAGAACGGCCTTGGCCTCGATGATGTTATTCAGCAGGCAAAAGACCTTGGCATCGTGCTTGAGGACTCCGCCATCGCCAACGTCCGCGAGCTGCAGAAGACGTTCAAGGACGCCCAGAACGACAAGGAAGCGTTCGACAAGTCGCTGAACTACGAGCAGATGGGCACTGACCTACAGCGTATCGACTCCGAGGTTGAGAGCCTTTCGCAGACCATGCGCAAGCTGGACGATGGGCTGACGCAGGTTGGCAAGACGCCGATATTCGAGCGCGCCGAGGCTGACCTTAGAAAAGTTGATGCCGCGCTTGATAACGTTGACAAAGACTTGGAGCGCACTGGTGAAGCCATGAAGGCCGACCCGAAAAACATCGGTCTTGCGGCGCGCTACTTCGGAGACCTGCAGCAGAAGGCGGAGCTCGGCGAGCAGAAGGTCGCGCTTCTCAACCGAGAGATGCAGCTTTTGAAGTCTAGCGGCGCCGAGGAGGCGGCGAAGGGTCACCAAGACCTTGCCAAGTGGGTCGAGGAGTCTGCCGAGTCCGCGCGCAAGGCCAACATGGAATTGTCAAACCAGAAGGCCACTGTCGCGAACCTAGAGGACGAGGTAAAGACTCTCGGACAGACCATTGCCAACTTGAAGGGCGACTCCACACTCACGCAGTACAGCGACGGCGTTCTCACATGGCAGAAGCGCACCGAACAGCTCACCACTGCGATGGAGGGACTTGAGAAAGCAGAGAAGAACGTCGCGAAAGAGCAAGACAATCTCGCGGAGGCGCAGTACAGGTTCGATGAGGCCGAGAGTGACGCAGAGCAGCTTGGCGAACAGCTAGAGCAGCTAAGGGATGAGTACAAGCAATTAGACGCTGCCTTCAACGATGCTCTCGGCAAGGGTAATTTTGATGCAAGGCTGGCTTCCGAACTTGAGGAACTTGAAGCAGAGATAAAGCAGGTTGAATCCTCCTATGAGGGTGCGAAGACAAACGCCAAGCAGTTTAACAAGGAGCTAAAAGACCAGCAGGAACGCGTTGAAGGTGCTGAGGGCGCTTACAAGCGGCAGAAGGGCGCCGTTGAAGACCTCAAGAAGTCCGTCTCCGACCTAGAGAAGACCCGCGACGTCAGGCTGTTCCAGAACCCGACCGGCGAGATCGAGCAGATGGAAGGCGAGCTCGTCAACTTGAAGGGCGAGCTTGACGAGGCCAAGGCCAAGGAGAAGGAGCTTTCGACCGCATACGACTCCGCAAAGACGGAGAAAGAGGCGGCGAAGTCCGCGCAGGCATTCCGCAACGTGTCTGCCGAGGCAAACGAGGCCAAGGCAGAGTTGAAGAAGGCGATGGATGAGCTTGGTGCCGACAAGTTCAGCGTCATTAACCCTTCCACCGTCAAGTCGCTCGGCATGACGCTCTCGGCAACGCTCACGCCGACCATCAGTGCAATCGGCTACAAGATGGTCGATGCCAGCGCGACGGTCGATTCGGCGTATCGCGACATGCGCAAGACGGTCGAGGGCACCGACGAGCAGTTCGAGACGCTGAGGAAGCACGCCATCGACTTCTCGCGCACGCACGTCACCAGCGCAGACCAGATTCTCCAGATTGAGGCAATCGGCGGCGAACTTGGTGTTGCGACCGAAAACTTGGAGACCTTTGCAGAGGTCATTTCAAACATCGACGTGGCGACCAATCTTGATGTCGAGGGCGCCGCAAACGCTTTGGGTCACCTCTCCAACATCCTGCATCTCAGCGAGAGCGACTATGTTGGCTTCTCCGACGCCCTCGTGCGTCTGGGCAACAACGGAGCGTCCACCGAGACCGAGATTGCCAACATCGCCGAGCGTATCGGCTCGATGGGCAGCATCGTCGGCATGAGCGGCAGCGACATCCTCGCCTTGTCGAGCACGATCGCCAGCACCGGCCAAAACGCGGAAGCGGCAGGTACCGCGATAAGTCGCACAATGAGCTACATGGAGACCGCAGTGGCCGCAGCTGGCGGTACGATGGACACGAGCTTCGACGCCATCAACGCTGCCGTCGAGGAGGGCGGCGACAAGCTCACCGTATTCGCGAGCCTTGCCGGCATGACTGCCGAGGACTTCGCAAGCGAGTGGGAGACCAGTTCCGAGGAGATGGCCGAAAGCATCAAGGAACAGGTCGACAATGCCAAGGGCAGCTTGCAGAAGATAGCCGACGTGGCACACATGTCTGCCGACGACTTCGCGAAGACGTGGGAGGAAGACCCGACCGAGGCTTTGAAGGCGTTTATCAATGGATTGAATGACATAGAAAGCGCTGGTGGCTCCGCAGACAAGGTGCTGATGGACCTCGGCATCAAGGCGGTGCGCCAGAAGCAGGCCATCGAGGGATTGATGCAGACGGTCGGAGGCTTGGACAACAACTTGCAGATGTCGGAGGACGCATGGAACGGCGTGTCCGACAAGTGGGGCAAGGCTGGTGACGCTGCGAACGAGGCGTCGAAGAAGGCCGAGGGCTTTTCGGGCCAGTTGCAGATTCTCAAGAACATGGGCCAGAACTTCCTCTCCGAGCTCGGCGAGGGCGCGGTACCGTGGATAAAGATGTTCTCCGGCGCGCTCGGAGACCTCTCGAAGTGGTTCTCGTCATTGAGCGTCGACACGAAGAAGTGGCTTGTCGCGGTTGGCGGCATCGCTGCCGCGCTCGGCCCCGCGCTCTCCATCGGCGCATCGTTCGCAAACGCCGGCAATGAGTTCCACAAGTGGTACGAGGGCGTGACGAGCGGCATGAACATCGTCAAGCTCGCCTTCAAGCACGGCGGCGTTGAGATGGTCGAGGCCCTTTCCGGTCCGACTGCCGCCA